AAATGATGAGGCAACGTTTTGTTGACCTCGTAGATAAAGAACTACAAGAAAAAGTAGCAGTTCATTTGAGCAGACCTCGTGAACTGAAAGATGATGTATTAAATATTTTATGGTGCCACGACTTAGCTGAAGACCCAGAAAATAAAATTTTATTAGATGGTGGTTGGGAAAAGTTTGACCATTTTGTTTTTGTATCAGCATGGCAACGTGACCAATATATTGTGAGATTTGGTATTCCTTATAGCAAATGTAGCGTTATCTATAATGCTGTTGAAAAACAATTTGCACCAAGAGAGAAAAATACAGATACTATTAGATTTATCTACCATACAACACCACATCGTGGATTGGAATTATTAGTTCCTGTATTTGATGCATTAAGTAAGCAATACGATAATATTCATCTTGATGTTTACTCTGGTTTTGAAATTTACGGATGGGAACAACGTAATGAAGCTTATAAAGGTTTATTTGCGAATATTGAAGCACATCCAAACATGACATATCACGGAGTTAAATCTAACGAAGAAGTTTTAAAAGCGCTTGATGATGCACATATTTTCTTATATCCAAATATTTGGAAAGAAACTTCTTGTATTGCTTTGATTGAAGCAATTAAGAGCCAGGTGATTTGTATCCATCCAAACTATGGTGCATTACCTGAAACTGCACAGAATGCTACAATTATGTATGATTGGAACGAAGACCCACAGTTCCATGCAAACTACGCATTCTCAGTAGCAAAACAAGTACTAGAAAGTATAAAACAAAATCCAAACTATTTTAATGGATTTACCTATTCAGATAGGTTTAATCTAGCAAGAAACAGTGTTCAATCATTCCAAGTAATGTGGAACACACTTTTAAGGAATATAACTAATGGCGGACAAAAATAACGTAGTCCAGTTTCCTAGATTAATTTCAGACCCACCGATGACAGCGGCTGAAGTTAAAGATAAAATTTCAACTTATAAAGAAAATTATGCAAATGATTTAGCTGAAATTATATGGGAAAATGTATTACACGAAATGGCCCGTGCAAATTGTGATTTTGATTCAGATATAAACAAATATTTTCCAAACATGATTCTCATTTTTGAAAGTATTAAAGCTTTACATCTACAAACATTGAATGTTGACCATCCACTTCAAGATTTTGCTCAAAAAAATGTAGCAGTATTAGAAGGTGACGAAGGACATGCTGTTGGTGGGTTAAAAACTACACTAACAAATTTAGAGGTTGACAACGACGAAGAAGTATGATATAATATACTCTTAAATTAAATTATGGTAAAATTATGATATTAGTAGACTACAACCAAGTGATGTTGGCTTCACTCTTTGCGAGTATTGGTAATCATCACAACGTGGAACCAGACGAAAATTTAATTCGTCATATGTTCTTAAATTCAATTCGATTCAATCGAAAAAAATTCTCTGAAGAATATGGAGAAATTGTTCTTTGTTGCGATAACAAAGACGTTTGGCGACGTGACTATTTTCCTTATTACAAAGCAAATCGTAAAAAAGGTCGCGACGCTTCAGATATGGATTGGAATAAACTTTTTGATGTTATCCATGGAATCAGACAAGAGATTGAAGAATTTTTTCCTTACAAAGTTATCAATATAGAACGCTGTGAAGCTGATGATATTATTGCTACATTAGTACATGAATATGGTACTGTGATGAATACAGGAGCTGAAAAAATTCTAATTCTTTCTGGTGACAAAGACTTTATCCAATTACAGACTTATGGGAATGTTGACCAATACAATCCTGTAATGAAGAAATGGGTAAGACATAACGATCCAAATAAATACTTAGAAGAGCACATATTAAAAGGCGATGTTGGAGATGGCATCCCTAATATATTGAGTGCTGATAATTGTTTAGCTATTGGTGAAAGACAAAGACCAATGACTAAGAAAAGATTAACACAGTTTTTAACTGAGCCAGAGACAATGGACGAAGAGACAAAACTGCGTTTAAACAGAAACAAGCAAATGATTGACCTGAGCTTGGTACCTCAAGAGTTCAAAGACAAAATTCTTGAGCAATTTAATATAGACAAAGAAATTGGTCGTGAACATCTCTTTAATTTCTTTGTTAAGAAAAAGTTGAAAAACTTGATTACAGATATACAGGATTTTTAAAATGATTAGATTATCTATGTCCGAAGTTCTATCTGAACTTCCAAAAAAGAAAACAAAAGCTGATAAGGTTGCATGGCTTCGTGAAAACGAAAATGTACCTTTTCGCAATGTATTACGTTTAATTTACGACGAGAGTATTGAGTTCTTGTTACCCGATACAGCTCCGCCATGGTCTGAAAACCAATTTGAAGATGAAGCAAAAACTATGCTTTATAGAGAAGCAAGACGCTTAAAAATCTTCATTAAAGGTGGTGGTTACGATGATATGAAAACAATTAAGCGTGAACAATTATTCATTAAACTTTTAGAAGATATTGATAATGATGATGCTAAGCTATTAGCTCATAACATGTTATCTCATACAAAAGTTAAAGGATTGACCCTACCAACATTGTTAGAAGCCTTTCCAGACTTGCTAACAACTCCGATGGATATGCGATAGAAGGAATGCAATTATGCCTAAGCGATTTAGAGATTATCGCAAAGGTGACGGCTGGGGAGATGACCCAAGAAAGTTAGACCGTCAAAATGAAAAGCGTAAAAACAAACGCCGTCAAACAAAACGAAAGCAAAGGCTCAAAGACAAGTATGACTACTAATGTTGCTATACTTACGAATTTTCGTACAGGTAGCACTAATTTTACATTACAAAAAGCTGAAGAATATGATTTGCCATATAAAGGTGAATTGTTTTCGCATGAGCGCCAATTTCCTATTGGTAATTTATTAAGTAGTTCTGAGTTTAATGCAAAATACAAATATAAAGATCGTAATATTGCCAATTATGCTTTAAGTAATTGGAATATATTTGATGAGCTTAGAGCAGGACATCCGGCTTGTTATAAAATTATGCCATCTCATTTTCACAAACGAATGCATCAGCGAACTGCAACAGATATGTTTCAGCTACAAACTGTATTAGAGCATGCTGATAAAGTCTATTATCTTTATCGCCGAGATTTACGTGCTCAAATTATGAGTTGGTTAGCTGTTCGAAGAGATGGCTCGTTTGGACATACAGGTTTTATTACCAATGTACCAATGACTTATAAAACTAAAGAAGAAGATTATGTTAAACGTATGAAACAATTACATGGTGGAGAAATAGTAGGCGAAACTTATCAAGCTACATTTGACGCAGATGACCCTGTATTCCACGCAAAAACAACTATGTCTATACAATCATTGGTTCGTCAATTAGTAGAAAATTACGACGATATGGCTGAAATGTATAAAAGGGTACCAGGTGAACTAGTTTGTTACGAGGATTACTTTGTTGGTGACAAATATAATCCCTATAATAGAGAGATAACTTGGACTGGTGAGCCTGAGATTGACCAGTATGTAACAAACTGGGACATAGAAAAACTATTCAAATAAGGGTTGACATTTACAGTAAAACATGTTACAATATCTAATAATGAATAGGAAAAGGATAAATTATGGACCATAGAACTGATAAATTAATACTAGTAGATTGCGATGGTGTACTACTAGACTGGAAATACGCATTTTATAAATGGATGTCAGAAAACGGCTACGAAGTTGTAACAGAAGGTGTTTACGATGTAGCAGAAACTTTCGGTATAACAAAAGACGAAAGTAAAAAATTGGTAAGACAATTCAACGAATCAGCAAGGATTGGATTTCTACCAGGATTGCGAGATGCAATCAAATATGTTAAAAGATTACACGATGAAGGATATATCTTTCATTGTATTACCAGCTTAAGTACTGACTTTTATGCTGGAAAGCTCAGACAGCAAAATCTAGAAAAACTTTTTGGACCAGCTGTATTTGAGAAAATAGTCTGTTTGGACTGTGGAGCTGATAAAGACGATGGGTTATTACCATATAAAGATAGTGGATGTATCTGGGTTGAAGATAAGCCACTTAACGCTGAATGTGGATATAATTTAGGGCTAAGGTCAGTATTAATTGAACATTTATTTAACTCTGATTACGAAAACGATTCCATTCCAAAAGTAAAAAATTGGAAAGAAATATACGAAATGATAGTAAAATAGTAATAAATAAAATAATGATAGATTGGATATTTAATTAATGCCAACATACGAATTTCAAAACACCGAAACCGGTGAAACCTTTGAGAAAATTCTTAAACTCTCAGAGCGCGAACCCTACCTCAAAGAAAATCCTCACTTAAAGCAAATAATTTCTGGAGCACGACCTGTGATTGACAGTGCTCGACTTGGTCGTATGAAACCCGACCAAGGTTTTCGTGATATACTTTCGTCAATGAAAAATAACAAAAGCTATACAGGAAACAAGATAAATGACTGGAAATAGAAATTTATCTTCCATTAACAAGGAGATTATATATGTCCAAACAACGTCGTATTTCACAAAAGGAGAGAAGAAGACTCACTAAGAATGGTAACGGAACACTAGATAGAAAATTTAGTATGCGACCCATTCAGCCAATCACAGATACTCAACAAGAATTATTTGATGATTATCGAACAGGCTATAATATAGCTGCGGTTGGTACGGCAGGAACAGGTAAAACGATGTGTGCATTATACCTTGGTCTAAATGATATTATGAACAAAGATGAATATGACCAAATTGTAATCGTACGCTCGGCTGTACAAACAAGAGAACAAGGTTTTATGCCTGGTTCACAAGCTCAAAAAGAAGCAGTTTATTCAGTACCTTATGCCGATATAGTAAATGATTTATTTGGCCGAGGCGATGCCTGGGAAATTCTTAAACAGAAAAACCAAGTAAAATTTATGACTTCATCTTTTGTGAGAGGATTGACATTTGATAATTCGATTATTATAGTCGACGAATGTCAAAGCATGACGTACCACGAGTTAGATAGTATTATTACTCGTGTTGGTGAGACAAGCAAAATTATTTTCTGTGGTGACACAGCTCAAGATGATTTAGCAGGAACTAGACACAAACACGATGTCTCTGGTCTTAGTAGTTTTATGAAAGTACTAGAAAAAATCCAGAGCTTCAGCGTAGTAAAATTCGGCGTTGAAGATATCGTAAGAAGTGGATTAGTGAAAGAATATATTATTGCTAAAGAACGTGCAAATAAATTACAAGTTCATACGCCCATCAGCTATGGAACAACCAAATTTGCAGTAGCGTAATAAATAAAAGGAGAGAACATAATAGGGGCTCCGGCCCCTAAACTCCTTAAGGTAAAATTATGACACAACAAACTATAGACGACTACAGACTGACTTGGCTTACTAAACAAGTCTTTAGAGTAAAATTGAGTGGAGCAAGACAATCAGAATATTTTGATTGGATTGACGAAAACGTAACTGAACGTTCTTACACTCATGCCTATAATGCTGAAACTGATGAATATACATTTATGTTTGAATTAGCAGCTCATGCAGATGCTTTCAGAGAAAAGTTTTTAGGCGAATCTAGAACAGTTGACGTAGTCTAAAACAAAAAAACGGAATACATTATGGCTTTTAAGCACTTTGACCATGGTATTGATTTACCACATTTAACTAGAAAAACAACAAACGAAGGAAGACGATACTTTACTCCAGCTGGAGATGCGTATCCTTCTGTTACTACTGTACTTGGCATTCTAAGTAAAGCAGCTATTATTGCATGGCGTAAACGCGTCGGCGAAGAAGTTGCAAATAGAATATCAACACAAGCATCACGCCGAGGGACTGCAGTTCATAAAATTTGCGAAAATTATATTGATAACAAAGATGATTGGAAAGAAGGTGTACAACCCGCAAATATGTATATGTTCAATACAATGAGAACCGTTATTGACAAAAAGATAAATAATATATGGTTCCAAGAGTGTTTTCTTCATTCTGATGAATTAAGGACAGCGGGACAAGTAGATTGTATTGCAGAATACGAAGGTGAGCTTTCAGTTATTGACTTTAAGACATCTCGTAGATTGAAGAAAGCAGAGGATATTGAAGGGTATTTTATGCAAGTATCTTTTTACGCTAAAGCGTTTAATGAGATTACAGGGCAGAATATATCCAAAGGTGTTGTATTGATTGGTGTAGATGATAATGACCCGCAAGAGTTTATTATTGACACAAACGAATATCTAGAACACTTTAAAGCTGTAAGGGAGAAGTATTCAGAACTGCATGAAAAAGAGACGATACATTTTAGCTGATAAAGATATGGGTGTATTCTTAGGTACTTACGATGGTCGTGAACTAGGGTACGAAGATGATGGAAGAGTATTTGCTTGCTTTTCATCAAATAACCCATTTAATCTTACAACAGCATGTTCTTTTAGAACACAAACTGCAGCAGAAACATTTGCAAAAGATATGTTTGCACCAAGTAAACAAAAGAAACTTACTGCACTAGAAGTTGAAACAGAATCAGAATTTCCTAGTGTAGTTGATATCATCAAAGCTGGACATGGTGCTGCAGCTGGTGATATGCTTGAAATACTTTTTGAAAATGGAAATCAAACAATACATTAGGGGTTGACAAACACAAAATAACGTGTTACAATAACAAGTATGATAGACAAAAAAGTAATAAGTGAAGCTACAATGTTTGCCATAGAAGCACATGGTGACCAGCGTAGAAAATATACAGGTGAACCTTATGTTGTTCACCCAATTCATGTTGCAGACATTCTAGAAAAAGAAGTTGAAGCTACAACTGAAATGCTAGCTGCAGCTATATTACATGATGTCGTAGAAGATACTCCTGTTACATTAAGAGATATCAAAGAAAAGTTTGGCGATACAGTCGCTGAATATGTTCATTACTGCACCAACGTGTCTGAAAAAGACGATGGGAACCGTGCGTTCCGCAAGAAAATGGATGCAGACCACTTCGCTTTGGGCCCAGCCGAGTCCCAAACAATCAAAATAGCAGACCTTTTGTCTAATGCTGATTCTATCATCAAGCATGACCAGAAGTTCTTCCATAAAGCTTTCAAGCATGAAAAGCAATATATGCTTAACATCTTGACAAAAGCTGACGCAAAACTACTCAATAAAGCCCAAGAACTCTTAAAAGAGCATTGGGACAAGAAATAATTTAAAACAATTTCAACTTTTTTCACAAAAAGGGTTGACATTTGTAGAATAGCGTGTTATAATAGTCTCATAAAATATTAAATGGAAAGGAATTATTATGACAAGATTTGACAAAACACAATTTACATGGGACGGAATGTACCTCATGTACAGAGGCGATTACATCGGTTCTAAGACTATGGACGAAGTACATCCTGACTGTCACCCATCATGGGTAGGCAAAGTAAAACCTGCTTTTATCGCAAGACACAAGTATGGTTCTTTCCCTTACAAATCTTGGATTAACTGTTTAGTTGACAACTACACTGTTGAGGAATACCTCAAAGTTTCAACTGAACTTTCACCACTTGAAGCTGTCAATGCTGTCGGATACTCCGGCAGAGGCCGTTATAACAGGAGGGCTGCATAATGAATATTCTCCCAAACGAAATCACAATTGCTGGTGACACTCATACTAAGCAACGTTTTGGTATGGCGTCTATCCACGACGAAAACAAAACTTTTACAGGTGATGTTCTATTCACCGACCAACTGAGAGCAGACCCACAAGGCAACATCTGGGATAAGAGCATCGAGATGAAATTTGAAGATACTGCACAAGTCGATGGCCTCACAGTTTGGAAATCAAATGGCGAAATCCCTTTCGCAGACATGTTACTTGACTTTGTTCAAATTGGTGCAATCACTCTTGAGCAAGCTGAGTTCTCACTTATTCAAAGAGCAAAAGACGATAAAGCTTCTCTAGCTACATTGTATAGAGCTGAAGATGGCAACATTTACCTTGGCGAAGGTGCTCTTGATTATCGCAAAGAGCGTCTTGCACAAATTGCAGAATACGATTACTTTGTTGCATAATTTGAAACAAATTGAAAATAATTGCAAAAAAGGGTTGACAAAACGATTTTGTTTTGTTATAATATACCCAACAAATTGAAAAAAGGAATACATTATGAGCGACATATCAATTCAACAATTCATTACCAACTTTAATGATGGTAAGTATGATTCAGACGACTACCAAACTCAGTGCGATGCTGGTTGGTACGACTGGTTCTGTAAGCAATCTTCATTGCGAAACAAAACAATCTTCTTAACAAAGAAGCTCAAGCAACTTTGTTTGTCTGATAAGATTGATATGAACAAGCACTACGTGTTTTTCAAAAACAACTGTGGCAACGTCTTGTACGACGACTTCCGTATTTGTTCTTTGGATACTGGTGATGTATTGTACTGTGTAAGTCCAAATGACCACGGACGTGCAACAGTTTGGGGTAAAGATAATAATTTCGATGCTCCTTTGGTAGATGGTAAGTGGAAGGATGTTAAAGCATTCTTCGGCGTTTAATTAATAATTGAAAAGGAAAATATATTATGGCACATGAATTAGAAATGGTAAACGGTGAAGCTCAAATGGCATATCGACTCAGCAAGGGTGTACCCTGGCATGGTCTCGGTGTTCCAGTTAGCGATGACATGACACCGTTGGAAATGATGAAGGCAGCTGGTCTCGACTGGACTGTTCGTAAAGTACAATCTTTCATCGATGTAAATGGTGAAAAGATTCCAACAGGTCAGCAATCTCTTATTAGAGAATCTGACAACAAAATTTTGACAAACGTTGGTGACAACTGGAATCCATGTCAAAACGAAACGGCATTCGAGTTCTTTAATGACTTCGTAAATGCTGGAGATATGGTAATGGACACTGCAGGTTCTATCAATGATGGTAGAATGGTATTTGCAGCTGCCGACGTAAATGATGGATTTACACTCTTTAATGGTGACGAAGTTAAAGGCTATTTGCTTTTCTCTAACCCACATGTTTATGGTAAATCAATCGACGTTAAATTCGTAATGACTCGAGTTGTATGTAACAACACATTGTCAATGGCACTTACAGAAAAAGGACAACCTGCTGTAAGGCTATCTCACAGAAACGAGTTTGATGCTGAAGTAGTAAAAGAGCTACTTGGTATTTCACACACTCGTGTTGAACAATTTAAAGAAGCTGCAGAATTTCTTGGTTCCAAGAGATATACTGACGAAGCTTATATCAAATTCCTTGCAAAGGTATTTGGTACATCCTCACAAGAAAACAAGGTTCTTAGCAGAACTGGTGAACGTGCATTAGAAATTGTTGAAACTCAACCAGGAGCGAATTTCAAGCCTGGCTCATGGTGGAATGCATATAATGCAGTAACTTATTTGACTGACCACGAACTCGGAAGAAATGCTGATACAAGAGCAACATCTTCATTGTTCGGCGGAAACGCAAGACGAAAGCTTGATGCTCTTGACCTTGCAGTCGAAATGGCGGAGGTAGCGTAAGCTACCTTCCTTGAGGAAATAAGTGCTATTATTTTTCACAAAAGGGTTGACAAATTCATTTTTGTTTGATATAATAGTACTTATAAATTAAATTAAACTTTGGAAAAGGATATATTATGGTAAAATTGGATAAAAACGGTAAAGTCAGAACTGACGCTTATGTAGGTACATTCTCAACAGAATGTTCAGGTGACATGTTGGAAGTAGAATCTATCAAAAACATGGTTAAGCATATGAATAAAGAGCTCAAGTATCACAACGCTCTTGATAAATTTGGCAGACCAATTAGATTCAGAACAACTCTTAAGGCAAGAAAGCCTATCAATAAAATCAGAAACGCAAGAACTGGTAAACTCAGAGGTTATACTTCTTTTGGCGATGTGATTGGTGGAATGGCAAATGCTGCTGAAATGGATGTATACATTCACAGATATCTATCAGACGCAATGTGGAAAATGGGAAGGTATTCATAATGGAAAAACCAGCTTTACATAGAAGAGCTCTTATGTTCGTCGTAGACAGCTGGAGGCTCGTAATGGATGCAAAATACAATCCACTAAGATTTATACCAGACCCAAGCTTACAAGCATACTTCACATTAGTACTCTTTACTATGTGGTCTGTTTATTTTGGATTTGTAGCATCTTACTACATGGGATGGATTGGCTACTCTACAGTAACAAGTATTTTTGTACACTTTGGTGTATTATTTCCAATCATCATGACTAATGCAGTGTTTAAAGATGCTGAGCGTGATGGCTCTAAATGGGTGCAAGACTGGAGAGAAGAACAATCAAGCTTCAATCTCTGGAAAAAAATCTCACAAAGAAACTTTGAGAAAAGAGTTAAGTGGGATATTGATAAGGAAGCATAATGAGCTATCCAACTCAATCACAAATTCATAATGCTATCGTAGATGGTATTGAAAAGATTTTAATTCGACTTGACGAGATAGAAAAAAAGCTCGAAGAGTTTAAGGACAAAAAAGATGAAAATTAAATTTGATGTCGAAATTGACACAAAAGAAGATAGAGATGTTGGTGATGAAATCATCAATCTTCTCAAGCTCATGGCTGAAAGGCTTGAGCAACTAAATGATGATGGTGAAGAATAATGGAAATTCTTAACTTTCTAGGAGCATCGGTATTTATGATAGGTGCATTTTGGTTTTGCTATATGAGCTTTCATGTAACAGAAGAACAAAAGCAGGGAAAATACATACCGCTACCTTGGGAAGAAGGTGGATTTCTTAGAAAACTTTTTACAAAAACTAAGTAATTGTGACAAGTTTGTAAATTTTTACAAATATATACAATTTTTATAAAGCATTATTACTTTTGATTATATATAGTTATGTATGACATAATGGAGTGTCATACTACTTTTGAGATATAATGAAAAGCAACAAATACACAATAGCAATTGCTGCTTGCTTAATTGCAGCACCAGTATACGCAGACTGGAGAATGGAACGATTCGATTTGGATGGTGACAATCTAATAAGCGTAAATGAGCTAAAGGCGTCAGGCTGTGTAGTAAAAGAATCTCTTTTTAAACACGCTGATAAAAACAGAGACTCCTTCTTAGACAAAAAAGAAGCTAAAAAAGCTTCCGAGTATATTATAAGAAGCAAATGTCCTAAAGGAAAATAATGAAAGAAAAAATACAAGAACGATTAGAATTGTTTATTCTCGTTAGTATTTTTTGTGTTTCAATATTAGGAGTCAGTCCAAATGTTATTTAAAGCAATCCGTAGATTTTTCACCCGAGGGTGGACAAAAACATTCTTTAAGTATTGGATTCAACCGTGGCATACAGGTAGGTAATGGAATTAATTATAATTCCTACGGCTTTACTGATGGCATACTTGCATCTCAAACATAATCCTATGTACGAGATACGACAAGCGCTCTGGCTCGAAGCTCGGCAAAAGCAAAACTCAAAATAAAGGAGACAAATAATGAGAGCCATTTTAAACAAATGGTTTGATTTAAATGTGGAGATTTGCGTCGAGTGTTTACTATGTGCTCTGATGTTAGGAGTAATGGTATATTCCGTAAGTACAATCGTTTAAACAAACCTAGGTAAAAAGCTAAAGCACTCAGAAATGGGTGCTTTTCTTTATACGATGTAATCGACTCTAGATTTTTTTGCTGTATGTAATTTACCGCTCTTTCCTTTATAAGGTTGTGTAATTCCTTTACTACCTTCCTTAATAAACAATAAACTTCCCATGCAATATGTTACTGAAATTAGCATGATTGCTAATAAAATAAATTCCATTTTAAACGTCCTTAAATTGTACTGATACTCCGCATCCACATGATGCTATTTCGTTTGGATTAATAATTTTAAAGTATTCATTGAGTCCTTCGCGAACCCAATCAAGAGTAGAATCTTTTAGATAAGGCTTAGACATCTCGTCAATAGCAATTTTAAATTTGCCATAATCTAAGATAGTATCGTCATTGCCCACTGAATCAGAGTAACCAATGATATACTCAAAACCAGCACACCCGCCCCCAGTGACACCAAGACGAATAGTATCTCGGCTGTCATTCTCTGTTCTCTCAATCGCTTTAAGTATTGCTGCATCTGTTAGTTCCACCATTTCGTTATTTATCTTCTATCACATTCTCTTTGTGCTTTTCTTAAAAGTCTAAAATTATTTGCTGTTACCATACTAGTTGTCACTCCTGCTCCAAGCTTCCATCCATACCAAAAATTTGTATCACCTTTTGCGAGTGCTCCAAGACCACCAATAATAGTAAGTTTTAATCCTACCATTTCTGAAACGTTAGGTACATCATCTAATAAAGGATTTGCTTCAGTGATACACTCGTATTTTAATCCACGATAAGTTGAATAAACATCAAGTACTTGAGCAGTCCAAAATATAGTATCTATGATTAGCTTTTCTCTTTCAGTCCAATGGTCTATTGCGTATTTAGGTTCTTCTTTTACTTGCCATTTTGGGTCGTATCGTAATTGATTAAGTGTTGGAACAAATTCAGCTTCATCAGGTAAATTAATAATTGCACCATTTGGCATTACTCTTGCTTTACCAACAACGACTCTTTGTACTGTTAATTGATTATAAGGAGCTATATGCCCCATTTTGATAAGTTCTTTTCGTGCTTCTGAGAGTTCAGAAATAAATGGGTCCTTTGGAACATATGCTTCTACTGGAACTGCTAATAAAAACAATCCGACAATTAGTTTACTTAGTAGTCGCGATAAAAACTCCATTCCAATCCTTTGGTAAATCTTGCGTTTTCATATA